GTTTGTCAAAATACTGGTCTAATGCAGGGTTTTTACGCTTTACAACCCCCTTAAATGCAAAAAAGGTGGTTGTTCTACCACCTTTAAGTTGTCCTTCCCACGAAGAAGCACGAACTGTGCCTTCTATTTCATAGTATTTAGGGTCAAAACCCCAACCTCTAAGTATGTCATCATACTTATTTTTGTAGTTTGGATCTGTACCAACATAGGTTATCTCACCTTTGCCTGTTGATTCATCAAACTCTATGGAGGGTTGCCACCCTGATTTATAGTAATTATTACCTAGTTCCTGTGTCATATTTAGCCCTTTCTGTTGTGCCAATTATACACAGGAATTAGGACATTATCTATTTAGTGATTTGTTTTTTAGCGTATGTCTTGACAACTGCTAAAGCAGCACCACCACCAGCTAATGCAGCTAGTTGTAGTGTTTCTGCCTCAACACCAACCAATGGAGCAACAGTTAAAGCCCCAATAAAGGCTTCAATAAATGTCCATATGGCTCTTTCAAGCATATCTTTGAGTTCCTCACTCATTCTATACTCCCACGAATCAGACCAAGGTGTCCACCATACATCCTTCTTGAATGTACCATCCTGGTTTCTTGCTCTTTTATATCTTTCAAACATTATCTAATTATCCTACCTCTCAACATAGCTTGTGTCTGTATAAGATTTCCATTTATTTCTTCTAATTTTTCATAAACATCATTTGGTTCAGGGCTTTCTAATTGTATTTTGCTATATTCAATAGTTACTTTGTTGCCAATAAGAAGTTGTTTTGCAACTTTACTGTAGAGTTTTTTGTAAGCATTTACACTTGAACCGACCATACCATTAAAATTTACATCCAGATCTTGTTGTGTATCTCCGACAATCAAACAACCTGAAGTGTGTTCATCTGTATTACCTGTGTGTATCAGTATATATTCAAATCCCGGAACATCTTGTAGCCACAACATACCATAATGTTCGGCCCCATATCTTTCTTGATACCTTGTATGAAAACCACCTACTGTTCTAAATTTTATGTCGTATGTGCCTTCAGGTATGCAGGTTTCGTGCATAACTTTTACTGCTTGGTATTGATCCTCTAATGTATAACACTCAAAAATACCATCAATGAACAACAAACCATTGGTCGCATCTCTGCCTAGCTGTGTTCTAACAACTTGTAATTTCACCTATACCTCCAAACTTGCAATTACATATATTAATGTGAGTTTTTTTCTCATTAATATATGATAAACACATTAAGAACCACCACAGCAACCACTACCACAGCAGTCCATTTAATCTCCTTTTCTAAAACCTATGGTTAGCAACCATATACCTAAAGTTATTATAGTCGCCAAACCTGTAATTTGTTGAGCTGATCCTGTAAGTGTAAGTGTTGCAATAACTAAACCAACTAAAGTCCAACTAAGATTTAGTGTTTCTTTAATTATCGTTACTAACCAAGACCATAACTTCTTAATCATTAGCTTCTCCTAAATATAAATGCAGCCATACTAGCTATTCTAGTCAAGATTACAGGAACTACGACCTCCTGTGCTTTTTCTTTCTGATCCTGTGTCATATCATCAGATATGTTTGTTATATTTATCTCTGTTATATTGTCAAAATCAACTAATACTTCTATTGGATTTTCTAAGAATGCTTCATACTGTACCTCTGTAACAACATCAGCAAGTGTGTAATCCTCTACATCAGCGTTCTCTACTGCTCTCTCTACATATTCTTCTACTGCTTCAGCAACTACTTGATCTGATTTAATCGCCTCTGCAACGATAGCAACATCTTCAGTTTCAACTTGTAATACTTCAGCAACAACTTCAACTTGTTCCTCTGTAAGATCCTCAACATTTTCTATAGCTTCCTCTACAACTGCTTGTACTATCTCTTGTACTTCCTCTGTAGCTTTCTCTAAATTTTGTACACCAACATCATTGACTTCTTCAAGAACTTCTACAACTTCTTCTGTGGTGGCTTCTTCAACAACAATTTCCTCAACGATTTCCTCAACTTCAAATACTTCCTCAACGACTTCTTCTTCGGAAAGTTCTTCTGTAGGTTTCTCCTCAACATCTTCCTGTACTGGCTCAACCAAAACTTCCTCATCAATTTCTTCATCTTCCACCACAATAACAATGTCATCTTCTATAACCTCATCTTCCTCTATCTCAATTACAATTATATCTTCAGGTATGTCTAACTCTATGACTTCCTCAACTATTTCTATTTCTTCAAGAGTTTCTTCAAGTTCTATAATTATATCTACAAATTCCTCAAGTTCTTCTTCAGACAAATCCTCTGCGATAATTAAAGTATCTTCTAGTTCTAATAATATTTCGGCTTCTTTTTCTGCATCAAGTTGTTCTTGAATTAGTCGTTCTTCTTCAGCTCGTATCTCTGCTTCAATAGCTTGTATCTCTTCATCTGTAAGTTCTTCAATCTCATCTTCCTGTTCAGTTTCTCCAGGGTCAATATCAAGATTTTTTTCTGTTTCATCTTCTTCTATCTCCTCTTCTTCTGCGACAATAATACTAACGACATCAGGTATGTCAGAGCAATCACCATTTTGATAACCGAACCAATCTCCACTTTCTATCGCTTCCAAATATTGTTTATACGATAGAGGGTTATTTGGGTGTTCACAACCATTTTCATCCCAAGCCAAATACGTTGTAACACCATCCTCAACGACATCCTCTGCTTTGGGTAAGGTTGTGCTAGTTGTTGTCGTACTAGGAGGCGTGTTATTAGGTATATCATACTTATAGTATACATTATCTATGAGCCACCAATCAGTAATTCCTTCTATAACTATTTCTGTAATAAATGTATCTACACCCTCTGCTACTGCAAATACTTTGCTACCTGCTACTGTCATATCAGTATTTACATCTAAGGTAAAGTTTTCTGATCCACCATTGTCATAATATACAACACCTGATACGCCACCTTCTTGATCAATAGCACCATAATTAAAACCAACTTCGTAAGGTTCGTTTGGAAATGCAATAGTAAGATTGTCTGAACTACCTCTTATACCTAGTTGGTATCTGTCATTACCAAAGTATTCACCAGCAAAACAATCCATATCCTCTATGCCTATAAGACCTTGCTCATTAAGGTTAAGACATTCAGGATTTTGTGTAGTAGCAGCACTTACAACTGTATCACTAGCTCCATACACAAATGTAATATCAGTATTTATCTCTTGATTATCAAATGTTTCTGTAACAATTTTTTCAGTTTCATTGGCAAGTAGAGGTAGTGGTATTAGTAAAAGGACAGACAGTAATAAACGAAACATTACATCAAGTTATTTATAAGCACCACCAATGCAGAGATAGCTACAAGCCATCCACTTAGTTCTTGTCTTGAAATCTTTTGATTAACTTTTTCGTGTAATTCATCTATTCGTTTGTTTATATCTTGTTGTCCTTCTAATATCAAATTCAACATTTCTTTCTGTGTAAAGCCGTTGCCGTTATAAGATGTCATCTCTATCCCAATCATCTTGCCAGTTCCAAGGATCTGTTTTCTTGTAATAATATGGTTCTTTAGTAGATTTACCTGTTAAAAATTTATACAAATTGCCATAGTTTTCTATAACTAGAGCAATCAAGAGTAAATATATAAGTGATTCCATAATACGATTGTATCATAGGATTTTTTATTAAGGTTTAGGGTTGTCTGATTTAACCTTTGCTATATGGTCTTTCCAAGTTGTAGTGCCATTAACATTATCCCAATACTGCATATCTAATTGATCTTGTATAGAAGCGTAAGCATTTTTTCTAGCCTCTTGTACCTCTATTTCTGCAATCTTATTTGTAATATCGCTATCGCTTGGCTCTGTTTCGTTATCCTCAAAATAAACTACAGATAAATCAGGTTTTACTTGGAACTGTGTTGCACCAAGTTGTGAAATTGCTAATGCTTTTATATCTACTGAATCCATTACGCACCAATCTCTATTAAATGAATACTAGATGGGCTTTCTCCTGATGTAGATTGCTGATTTGCCCTAACACTACCACTATTGCTTGTTGTACTTGCTTTCATTTGTGTTTTATAAGTTAAAGATGAAGTTGAACTAGGAGAATCTAGTACCATTAATGATTGCTGAACAGGTCCAAATCTACCTGATTCATCTCCTTTAAAAAACCATTCTCCAACCTCTGTTGAATCTCTCATTATATTAAAAACACCATTTTGTTCATTACCACTATCTCTGTTATGTGATAAAGTTTGTTGTACAAAAACTAAAACTTTACTAGATGTTGCACTAGGAGTAATACTTGCTGAAAGTCCTGTATCTGTAAAACTTGTTGTAGATGTTGCACCTGAATCAGTTGTTGTTGTTGCTGTAACAACTTGTAATACATTACCTATGCCACTAGCTAACTTACTGTCTTTAATTAAAACACCATCAATAGTTACACCATTAGCAGAAGTCTTTTCTGATATTGTATCTACTTTTATTTCACTTGCCATAATCTATCCTTTAGGGTACTTGTCTTTTACTGCTTGT